ACATAAGCAGCAGTTGCAGCCGCAGCTATGCCCAATAAAATAGGGTTGGTTACGATTGCCATTGTAGCTGCTGCCACCATTGCACCAAAGGCACGGACAACGCCCATGATGCCAATTTGCGCTTGCGTCATAATGCCGCCAATTTGAGCGCCCTGCTGAATGAAGGCGGTCAATGGGTTTGCGCCACTGGCAATCTGAACACCCAAATCCTGAAACTGGAAGCCAAGGTTCATCATGTGATGCCGAGCAAGCTGACCAGTTTGACCAACTGCACGGTTGGCATTTGCAGCAGCGATTTGTGCTTGTTCGCCCTGCTGAATGATGTTCGTCATGTTACGCATTGCCGAACCCGTGCTTTGAGCGGCAGTGCCTACATTACGAACATCTTTTTCTGCGGTTCCAGCAGCCGCACCAAGTGCATTAAGGTCAGTCGTGGCGGACTTAACATCACGGCTATCAACGCTAATTTTAAGGTTTGCTAAATCTGCCACGCTATAACCCCGTCCAAAGTTAATTGCCTATACCTTAAAACTTTCTGCTTGTCTTGCCCACATTGATTTTATCAGCCCATGATGACATTGCATCAGAAATCTTTTGCCTGCGCTGCTCCGACAAGATGTTTGGGTCTACCCAAGGCGGTGGGCAATTAACATCACTGGCTTGCCCAAGCATATAGGCATATTCCTTGGATAAAGTGCGGACAGCCCTTGCTTCCCAAGGACTTAAGCTAACACCTTGGTTGTATTGCCAAGCCACAAGGTCAACTTCATCAATGCCGATTTGCTGCCCCATGCCAGATGATTTAGATGGGCCAACTTCAAATAATATTTCAAGCAAGTGAGCGCCAGCCTCAAATGGAGGCATGGCGTCCGACTTGGTTTCCCGCCGAGGACGTTTTGCCCCCGACGGAATTGTATTAATCCAAGCTGATTGTTTTACGAACAGGAGCAGTTGCTGGAGCGTCTGTGCGAAAAAAGTTAGCGCGATTGCCGACAAACTCCTGCACTTGCTCTTTAATCCATGCCCAGTCGGTGTAGACCATGCGGACGTTATCAGGCGTAAATTCAAGTTTTTTGCCATCAAGGGCAAAGCCCGTCCATGCAGTTGTAAGCTTGACCAAATCTTCAATGCTATCTTCCGACAGCTTTTCAGCGTCAAGGTCGATAGCCTTTTTGCCCTTAGCCATACGGTTAAGTGCAGCCTGTTGCTTGCCCATTTGCAATTTGCGGTAAACTTTGCTGTCCTGCCCAAGAAGGGTAATCGTCATGCCGTCAATCAGTTCTTCTGTTTCAGGATGCACAATATTTAGAACAGCGCCATCGTCAGCCATAACTGGCTTCAGCGAATTTAGGTCAAAAGACATTTTAAAACTCCATCCGAATGCACCGATGTTGAAAGTCTCCCCCGCCGTGGTCGGATGCAGCCACGACGGGGAAGTTTATTAGCTACTTATGCAGCAACTTTAACAACCGAATTGTCGATTTCAAGCGTAACTTCAGCCATCGTGATAGCGTCAGCGTTACCGACATTGGTTTTGTATGACATAACTTGGGCTGTGAAATACTGGATTTCACCATTGACCAAGGCAACCTTAACCGAAACAGTAGCGTCAGAGCCAGCACCAGCTTCAGCCGAGTCTTGCAGAATGGTTTGACCAGCGTCATCTTCTGACACAGCCATCGTCAATGCTACCGAACCGTAGTTCAGCGAACCGCGACGCTTGGCAACAATGCCAGTAGCAAGCGGGGTGTGTGTAGCAAGAGCAGCTTCAGCGCCGAACGAAGGCAATTCAGCCAGTTCGCCGCAAGCCGACCAAGTAAGGGCAGCAAAGCCAGTAGCATTGTAAGTGGCAGGGGCAGCAGCCGACACTGAAACAATAGTGCCAACGGAAGAAACAATATCAGACATAATTCAATCTCCATGCATGGGATTTAACATTTAACACAAAAAAGCAGCCAAGTCACCTTAACGCATTATGCGTTCTGCGCGGTTGATTGCTAACCGCACCATACCACTTGGCGCTTGCTTTGACCATTGCTCAAATTCAAGTCGATAAATGTATGGCAGATTGTTACTTATCCAAAAGATATTGCGCGGCGCACTGGCTATATCATCAGAAGCCCTACTGATGGCAACGCCAGCAGCAGATGGAGCGCCTTCATATTCAATAGTCGCTGCTGAAGGTGAGCCAATGCTTGTAAACCAGTTGGCCCTAGCCCTGCCCGTATCTACGGGGGTGTTCAAAACGATGTCCGACAACAGGTCTAAGCAGACTTTGCTAATCACGGCATCAGCGGCTTCTTCAGCTTGTTGAGCAAACTTCTTTACGTCTAAGCTAAACGTGGTCATGCGAAGGCTCTGTAAGTCACGCTTACAGGTATGACAAAGCGGTCACCAGACATAAATGGCGGGTTCTGCGTTGTGCGCTGGATGGTAACTGTAATGCCATCATAAACGAGCCTATCGCCACGCTGGAAGGCAGCGGCCACATCATCAGCAGTTGAACGTGCTGGGCCTTTGTTGGCGTCAGCAGGGGCATACACAAGCACTTGGTAAACGCCGCTAAACTCATCAGAAGCCGCGCTTGCTATGCCGACAGGGTTGGTGTCGCCGCTTAACAGGCTTTCGCTCAAATAAATGTCGCCAGCAGGGGGAATGAATTTTGCATTTTCCCAGTGCGTCGGCAGGTCAAGCGTGTCCAGTTGGGTCGCAAGTGCCGCGCTTATTTTGCTGTTAATCATATAAAGGCTCCACGATTTGCATATCTATGGCGACCTTTTTACCATTATCGAGCAGAATTATATAGGCGATAACGTGGTTTTGCGTGTCATGCAGAACGCTATCCAATATGCCAGAGTCCCATTGCGATGGAAAGAAAACCCTCTGGCCTATCGGCAACATCAGTTTGACCTTAGCTGGCATATGTAAATTACATCCTCACCTGTCAGGCGGATAGGCTGAACGTCCATGACACGGTAAGTTGTGCCGTCAATGGTCGATAAACAGCCCACAGCGGGGCGTGTGGCGATAAGTTCAAGGATTAGGCGTATATCACCCGCCTGAATGACCGTGCCGTCAATATCGGTCTTGTGATAAGCAGCGGGGTAGCCCTTGCCGATTATTGTCGTGCTGGTGTCTGTCCCGATGACTGCGCCCGTGATAGGGTCTGTTGCGCCATAAACAGGAAAGATGATGGACACAGCTTCGCCATATTTAGCAAGCAGCCGTGATGCTGTTTGCGCTTGGCTGCTCATGTGCGGATAACCCGTGTTACGCTAAAGCCGCTTTCCGATGACGACAAAAGGTAAGGGGTAAGCATCCGATTGACCAATGGGTAACGCTGCGTCGGGTCGGAATAATCTTGGTATTCAATCTCAATTACGTCAATCTTTTCGCGCTTCACCTTTTGGCCTTGGTCAGCAATTAGCGTTTCACCAGCCGAAGCCCGTAGCGCCATCTCGACGCAAGCGTTTACGACCTGTGGCGGCACAACATTGCTGGCGTAATTAAAGCCATCCACGACCACGTTATAGCGGGGCCATGACAATGCTTGCGTTTCCTTAACGCGATTGCCCTTCCAAGCATCGCGGTATGTGGCTTCCAGATAGTCTGTTGCCTTAACTAGCGATTGCTCTTTGATTGTTTGCGACAGGCTTGCCCAGCCCGTTATGCCACGGTCAGCAACATAGCTATCCGCAGCCGAAACGCTGGCATAGCTATTTGCGTTAGAAAGCCCTGCACCTGTTTCGACCACGAATGCCATTTGTTACTCCTTGCGGCTTTTGCCAGTTTTAGCTGCTGGCTCTGCTTCTTCTGCAACTGGGTCTTCTTCAACCACAGGTGCTTCTTGAACAGGCTCATCAACCGCTGGTGTTTCTTCTACTGGTGCTTCTACCACTTCCACTACCTCTGGGGCAATGACGGCTTGAGCTTCAGCAACGATTTCTTCTACATCCAGTTTTTGGTGCAAAGGTGTGCCAGCAGGGGCAAAAACAGCATCAATGATTTTGTAACCTTGCGCTTGCAATTTAGCTTTACGCGCTGGGTTCATTGGATGCGGTTCATAAATGATTTTAGCCATAAAATCCTCCAAACAGATTGGGGGCTGCCCTTCCAACCGACAGCCCCCTCACTATGGTTTAAGCGTCAGCGTCACCAATTGCCAAGACACCAGCGGTGTGCTTGATTGACGTTGCGACCTTATCCCAATTGGAACCAGTTGCAAGTTCAGCATCCGTTGGCGACTTGCCGCCGTTGGAAACATCCCAGCTATAGCCCTTCAAAGCCACGCCAAAGGTGTAATCGACCTGCATCGTTGTTTCGATACGGGTCTGACCGTTGTTGGTCGAGATATTGCTGATAACGTCGCCGCCGTCATAAACGATGGCTGCGCTATCGGCCAAACCAAGAACCTTCGACAGATTTGGTGTGCCAGCAGCATACAACGCAGGAGCGTCAGTCACGACGACAGGACGGCCAAGGATGTCAACAACCTGAACGTTCTGTGCAACGAACAACTGTGCGCCATTGGTCAAGTTCTGTGCAATCAGCTTGTGATACGCAGCACCGTTCATAACGTTTGCAACGATGCTCGACGAATTGTCACCGAACAAAGCGTTGGCGGAGTTCATCGTGCCATAGGTTACAGCAGCATCATCCGAAACGTCTACAGTTGTTGCAGCGCCTTGGTTGGCGATTGCAGCAACAAGAGCAGCGATTGCGGTGTTAAGCTGGTCAGCCATCAGTGCTTCAGCAAAGTTACGCGATGCAACTTCAATGCCTTCCGATGTTGGCTTCTGCAACCATGTAAGCTGCGAAGGCTCAAAGCGGATTGGGCCAAAGCCACCAGCAACCTTTACGCCGTTAAGCTGAAGCTGGGTCAGGTCAGTTGCTGTTGCCGATGCTTGGTTTGCATAACGGTCAACGCGACGCTGTGCGCTATGCACGGCAGCGAAGAACGACTCTTGGTAGAAATCGCCGTCAAAGCCAGTTGTGGTCAAACGGATTGCGCCGTTCGATGCTGCGTTAAACTTCTCGACCATCTGAGCAAGTGTCTCGATGGTTGCTGGCATGACGTATTCGTTAAATACCTTCATTTGCGAAAGTGACATAATTCAAAATCCTTATGCTAGGTCAGGGAACATTTGTTTAATTGCGTTTGTCCGCTGCGTCTTGTCGCCTCCAAGGTTGCCCTTGGGTGCTATAGCAATGCCATTGCCAGTCCCGCCAGTGGCTCCGCCACCAGAGTTTGCGGGTGCAGAAACAAAGTGTTTACCTTCATCCCCAGCAGCCCATTCAGCAATTGCTTCATTCAGCGGTTTTTCACCCATAAGTGCGGAATATTGACCATTCTCTGCCATCAACTTTGTTTGTGACTTCAGCATGGCCTTTGCAGCAGTCATAAATTCAGGTTTGATACCAGCCTTTAGCATTGCATCGTTTAACCCGTTGTCGATTAGATAAGATTGAAGCGCACCATCCTTTTCAGAAATCGTTGCTTGCAATCCTTCAATCACCTTCGTGTTTTCCTTTGCAACCTTGTCGAGTTGCGACTTAAGCGTTTCATTTTCATTCTGAAGCGCCATAAAATCGTTTGGGTCTATCTCGACGCCTTTTGCTTTCGCTCTGGCAATCTTGACTTCTCCTAAAAGTTCGCGGTTTTTAGCATTCAATGCTTCCATCGCTTCTTCTAACTCTGCAATCCGTTCTTCACTCATAAGTTTGTCCTCTGGACTTTGTTGCCCCACGGGGGCGGTTTATGCCGCAGCACAGCCTTGGCGTAACTTCTTTAATATCACGGTAAACACTACATTACTATAGACGCTTCAATTGTTCTAAAGTCAGCGGGTTTCCACGCTGGTCTAGCAGTTGGTTTAACGTAATCTTTCCGCTGCGCCAAAGCTCTGCACGGCCTTTGCCAAGCATCTTGTCTGCAAATTCGGGCGGCTTATTCTTTAAAAACTGGTCAAAGGTCAAGTCGGCAGCAACAGAACCATCCATACTTGCGCGGGTTGCTGGCTCAATTGTATCTTTAATTTTACCACCCGTCAGTTCCGCAAATGACTTTGTAACTGGTATAAACGTGCTTCTGCAATTCCAATGGGCGGGTGGCCCACCATTCCAAGGTATCTTGTGACCAATTGGCTTAAAGTCAGGGTAAGTCCATGTCTTGCCCGAACGCGCCATGCATATTTCGCTAGTGCGGCTATCCAAGGTGGACACCCATTGCACTGCCTTAATGATTTTGGCGTTAGCCTCCAATGACGCTAACCTTGTTTCGTTTGCTACAGTTTGAACGGCTGTGCGTGTAATAGCCATTGCATCGCGCCGCGCTTTGGCAATCGGCTGACCACCCTTGTCGCCAATGCCGATAAGTTCTTTAGCAATCTGTGCGTTAGTCTGCCCAAGCAATACGCCATTTTTAACAACGCGCTCAACGTCAAACCTTGCGCTATCGTTCAAACGGGAAAACCAATCACCTATTGTCGCGCCTTGTATCAAGCTGCTTTGTGCAATGGTTTCCAAAGCGGTAACAGGGGGCAACACAGCGTCGATACCGACGTTCAACATAGCATCCTTAAAGAATGCAGCCTCTGCACCTGTAAGGTCACTTAAATCAGGCTTCTTGACGTTTACAATGGCTTTTAGTTCATCAATGGCCTTATCTAACCGCCTACCTTGGTATTCGGTAAGCTCCTTGCCTTTTAGTTGTTTTTGCAGGGCAGCAGCAATGTCATTAAGCTGCTTGTTTACCGCAGCATTTTGACCAGCAATAACCCGCTCTAAAAGCAGTTGCCGTATAATAGTCAGGTCAAGGAGTTTGTCTGATACGCTCATTGCGCGACAATCCAGACAATCATTATTTACTATCCTTCATTAGCTGAACGCCACGCCACGTTGTGCCGCCATCATCAGTTATGAAGCCAAGAACGTCTACGCCTGACGATGTAAGCGAAGGGGCAGTGCCAGACGGCCACTTGATGCCGCTAAACCAAGTCTGTGTTCCAGTTCCGCCGTTGGTTAATTCAAGGATAAAACTGTAATAGCGCGAGGCTGGGACGTTAGTGGCAGTCCATGTAAGAGAGCCAGATGCCGTCTTGATGAAGTAATTTCCCAAAGAACAATTGATGGCGCTTGCCGCTACTGTGGTCACGCTGCCACGCACTGAACCAAGCAGGTCAGCAGTTGCCGCTGTCATTGTGCCTGTAAAAGTAGGCGAAGCAAGTGGCGCTGCTCCTGTGACATCAGCCACTGGGATTGCAGCCGAAGCCGACATTGCGCTTGTTCCGTTACCCTTAACGTATCCAGTAAGGGTTGTTGCGCCTGTGCCGCCATTTGCGACGGGAAGTGTATCTGTGACTTGGTTGGAAAGGCTTATGCCAGACAATGTGCCACCAAGCGTTAGTGAGCCTGACTCAGTTACCGTGCCAGTAAGCGTAATGCCATTAACGGTTCCAGTGCCGCCAACAGATGTGACTGTGCCTGTGTTGGCAGTTGCGCCAGTTGCAACGCCGTCTAGCTTAGTCTTATCTGCCGCGCTCATGCTGCCAGCGGTGCTAGTTGTCGCCTCGCTTATGGAAATGGCAGGGGCATTCCCACCAGAGCTAACAATTGGAGCAGTTCCCGTTACGCCAGTTACTGTTCCCGTGTTTGATGTGTATCCATCAGGATTTGCAGCAGGATATGCGCCAAGGGCAGTTAATGCACCAGCAGCAGTTGTCGCACTGGTTCCGCCGTTGGCGATAGGCAATGTGCCATTAACGCCGATTGCTAAAGATACAGTGTTCTTTTCCCAAAGGTCATTTGTGCTGTTGTAAACGATAGTTTGACCGTTGCTTGGGTTTTGAACCGCCACATCGTGTAGCTCATCCATCTCATAGCCGTTTTGCACTTTGACGAATAATTTACCCTGCGTATGGTGAGCGTGTTCAACAATAGCAACGTAAACCAAATGCTGTGGCGCATGGGGCTTGGTTGCTGTCAGTGTTCCAGCCGTTGTGGGGCTTAGATATAATTGAGCGCCATCCGTGTAGGCAGATGTATCAATGTTAGTGATGGTTCCAATTAGCGTCACATTGCCATTTGAATTATTGGCGATATTGGCTGTGACCAAGCCAAGTGTTTGCGCTGACGTTGCATCGCTGGTAGCAAGTGCCTTGCTGACAGTAGAAATCTGACCAGTAGCGCCGCTAATATATACAGCCGTGCCTTTTGTTAGCGTTGCGCCCGTATTATTGCGGATTGGCAAAAGCACAGTGGTTGTTGAACCAGCAACGGCAACCGATAGGTCTATCTCCGTTGTTCCAGTAATAGTTACAGAGCCATCAGCAGATGCAATGGTTTGAACAGCAGTATCGGCGTTAGTTCCTTGAGCGGCTGTTGCGTATGCAGATGCATCTGTTGTTGCCGCAGTGCCTAACCCAAGGTTTGACCGTGCTGTTTCCGCAGTAGTCCCACCCGTTCCGCCATTGGCAATAGGAAGTGTTCCAGTAACTTGCGTTGATAGGTCAACGCCAGATAGTGTTCCGCCAAGCGTTAAGCTGCCTGATGATGTGACTGTGCCTGTAAGCGTAATTCCGTTTACCGTTCCAGTGCCAGATACGCTTGTAACTGTTCCAGAGCCGCCGCCGCCGCCGCTGCCGATTTCGACAATGCTTTCAGTGCCATTATCTTTTTTAAGGAACAGTTTGCCATCATAAGTATTGATAGCAATTTCGCCCAAAGCAAGGTCTGCAACATTTGGAACCTTGGATTGAACCGCGCTGCGCTTAAACTTCATCAACGCCATGTGGCATCCCTTTTTTGCTATATAGCTGGGTTAATCTTTAATATGTTCCGCCGTCAAAAATGCCAGCGCCATTTTTCCATAATGATGTTGCGGCATCATACTGCAAGACATCAAAGTCGGAAACACCTGTAATTGAAACATCCGTCAATTCCGACAACTTCTTTGCACCGCCGCCACCACCGCCGCCGTAAAATCCACTAGTTTTAGGCTTAGGCAATTTAATCTGAAACTCTTGCCCGTCTGTCAGTGTTATGTAGAAAGACGTATCGTCGCGCTGTTCCACCAGTGCCACACCAACGCCGTCGGAACCAGCAGCACCAGCAGCACCGTCCCGACCATTGCTACCATCCCGACCATTCCGACCATCAGCACCATCGCGGCCATTGCTTCCAGCAGGGCCAACCAGTGAAGCGCGATTAATTTCAAACCAGACATCGACGGCAAGTTGTATCTCCTCATCCGTTGGTGGGCGACCTTCTGGGCCTTGCTGTCCGTCTTGTCCGTCAACACCGTCTGCTGGCTGCGATATGTTGTCTTGCAGCCAAGCGACAGCAGCAGCTTTGATTTGTTCGTCAGTAACAGGAGGTGCATCCTCGCCCCGTTCACCTTGTGGGCCAGCTTCACCTTGCGGCCCTGATATCATTGTTCTTGACAATGCATCATCGACGCGCTGATTTAACCCAGCGACAGCCTCTATTAGCAGGTCAATGATTTCTGCGCTTATAGCCATTTACAGTCCAAGCCTCTGACGGATGCTGGCAATCAATGTTTGTTCTTCAGCATCGTTACTGTCACCATTGTTATCTTGTGACATATCATCTGCGAAGGATGGGCCTTCGTCGGCCAACTGCGCTTCGTATTCTTCAAACTCCATGCTTGGCGCAATAAGTTCGCCGCGCTGGAAGTTATCAAACAATACCGAAAGTGGCATTGCATCGCCTTGGTATGCACCAAGCAATGCTGTAACCATCTGCGGAGCCATACGCGCTGCGCCAAAGTCTGTATTTAGGTCAAACTCAACGTCCTGCGGTGCGCCTACCCATTCAGCCATCCAGTTAAGCACCCGTGTCATAGCGTCGGATGCCGAGCGGCTAATTGAAGCAAGAATGGAGCGTTCGCCAGCAGTCTTTAATTCGACCGTTCCAAAGGCTTCAGCAGTGCGCTTATCGTCGGCAAGCATCCGTGCGCCCAATACAGCCATGCGCTGTTCTTTGTCTTTCAGTGCTTCCCGCAGCGTCTTCAGGCCATCGCCCTTAAATTCAAGGTAGCCAGCGTTTGCGGCTGGGTCAGGGAATATCCATGCGCTCATTGAGCCTACAGCAAGGGTTGCGCCCTCTGGAAGCTGGACACCAGCAACATATGGGGTAGGCAATCCCGTGAAGTGCAAGCCATGCTCATAATCGGCGCTGTTGCGATAGTGGGCAAGGTTTGTGTCCACCAAGTCAAGCAATGGCGGCTTCTGCACTGTGGCAGTCGCGCTGTTAGCACCAAGAATAACGAACGGAATATACAACAACGGGCCACCGTTCTGTATGGGATACGTTTCGCTTTTCAGTGCGTTGTTATCGTCCATTACGCGAACGCGATAGCCCTGTTCCGTAAGGTCAAGCACCCGATATTGCACAACCTGATTGGATGTGAATTCATCTTCCTGCACATCAATGGTTTCTTTAAGCACCACCAGTGTCAGCACTTGTGCGCCGTTAATGTAGCTTGTGCGCCAGTTGATGATGCTTTCGGCTGTGTAGTAGCGCAAGAATGGGCGGATGTTTAAGGCTTCCGCTGCGGCAATCGTGATGTTGGTCGGCGCATTGGCTGGGTAATCGACCATGATGCCAACGCGACCAACGGCAATCTGCTGCTCCACAACCTGTTCTGCAAACTCACGCAGATTGTCGCCGCCAAGCGTGATGTCATTGGCGTAAGGCTCAATGGCGGTAGGCAGCTTATAAACTGGGTCTTTAGAGAATATCATTCCCGTAAAGGCGTCTAAGGTTCGTGCGCTGGCGTTGAAGAAAGCAGCACGTTCCTGATAGGTGATATATTCAACATCTGTCTGGCCTGTGAGCCGTGGCAGATAGTTGTTGGTGTCGAATGAAGGGTTGTAGAGGCTTCCAGTATATCGCGTGTTGCTGACATAGTTCTGGATTAGGGCATCCCGACCAGCAATGACATCGCGGCAACGCTTCCACTTAAAGCGGTTGGCGTCATATTCGGTGTTGGTGTTGGAGACAGACATTTACACCCCAGAAATTTGAGCAAAGGAAACCGTTCCTCTACCGATAGCATATTTATATGCAATAAAATAGCCGATAGCATCATTCAAATGGTCAAAGCCGCTTGATTTATCTGGCTCCCCATTTTTTGCATAGGCTTGGCGCTCCAAACCTTCAATAACATTGGGGCATTTGTCAGGGTTTACCAGCAGCCTACGCTTGCCTTGACTGTAAATCATCTGGTTCATTGCCATAACCCTATCTTTGACCGCAGGGTTTTTACTATTTGCCAATACCGTGAAGCCAGCCGAGCGCAGCAGCGTTATATCTGACAAGCTGGCATTGACGCTCTTGGTCGCGCCGCCAGAGGCATCTGGGTAAACTGTTATCTGGTGACCAGCAAAGCGTTCGTGCAATATCCGTATCAGTGTTGGCGTATCGCGCACCCCTGACAATTCATCCAGTGCCAGCGGGTCATTGTTGCGTATCACGCATACCACGGCGCTCATATTGTTGACGTTAAAGTCAACGCCGATGTGTAGCGGTTCGCGCTGTTGGATGGTCGCAAACGTAATGTTAAGCTTACGGTCAAACTCTGGGTATATGCTGCCAGCCGTCAGGTTGACAAACTCACCATCCAGATATGCGGCTAATAGGCTTGACGAATAGCTGTTCTGTAGGTTCCTGATGTAGTCTTCAGGCAGGTTGGCTGCGTTGTCAGATGTTTTGGCCTTATACAGCGCATAGCCGTCGGCCTTGTTCTTTACCCAGCGGTCATAGACAAAGCGGAAGCCCTCTGGTGTTGTAGCTACGCCCACCGTGTTTTTTACAGGCTTACCAGACACCGTGAAAGCCTTCTGGCGGTTACGGGCGATAATCTTGTTCCAGACAGCCCGTGCCTTGTCTAGCGGCAGCGTATCAAGTTCATCCACTACGCTATGTGCAACCTCATAACCGACGATGCGGTCAGGTTGTTCCATGTTGCGGAAAATAATTCGGCCCAGTTCAGTTTCCATCACAGCCTTCTGCTGGTTCAACTTGAATGGAATGCCGTTCTTTTCAAACAAGGCAGGGAAACGCTGGAAGGCAATATCCTCAATCAGCGGGTAGGTCGGCAAGTAATATGCGACATCCTGATACGGGCAATAGCGTTTAAGCCGCATGATACGCGCAATGCCAGCAGCAGTTTTGCCAGAACCAAACCCACCGACAAAGGCAGGGAATGGCTCTTGGCTAAATACGAACGCTCTTTGGCTTTCGGTAAAGGTCAAAGCCAATCTTCATCCGTAATAGGCTTAAACTGCAAATCGACCGAAACTTTGGTCGGCTGGTTGAAGCCGTGCATAATGTTTAGCTCTTTTACAGCCCCTGTCATGCCTGATGAAGACTTCTCGGCATTAGCTACCTCAAATGCCTTAATAAGCCCCAGCACGGACATTTCGCGTGTCCATAGGTGCTGCTGCGCCACTTCTGCCTTCAATTCATCAACTCTTAGGGCTATCTTAGGGTCTTTAATGAGCCTTGATGCCTCTATGTAAATGCTGGCGTCTTTCATTCCAGAAGCATCGTAAGAGTTGCGATATGCGGTTCCTTGGTCATCACCATTGGCAATGCACTGGGCAAAGGCTTCCTGCTTTGCGGATAATTTTGGGTTGGTCATTGCCTCTATTTATACTTCCGTTTGCATTTTGGCAACCGTGCCATAATTAGCCGACCATTTCTTTCCATTGCCAGTTAGCCCATTGCCGCATTGCGTCATTTGACCATTCATGCTTTCGCCATTTGGCAAGCAGCGACGCCTTATCCTTAACCGTGCTTCCCTTATAGCGTATCAGGTCGGTCATATAGTCCGTGGCAGTCATCATCGTTTTCGTCTTCAAAAGGGTCATAACCCTTTAGCATGGCATCGACAGCAACGGAAATCGGCCCCGTGATGTTGACCTTGCCAGCTTCCATCTTGCGTAAGGTGGTCGCCCCCGTTGTTGGTGACAAGCGCAATGCGTCGGCCATGTCGTTCAGGCTGTAGCCAAGATAATTTCTTGCTGTCTTTAGGTCTGATGGTTTCATTGTGCTGCTTCCGTTTTTGCCATCTTTTGCAGGGCATGAACGATGGTGCTATGGTCGCGGCGCATTATGCGACCGATTTCGGGAGTGCTAAAGCCCTGTTCACGGAAAAACTTTATACATTCGTGACGTATCTCAACCAGCACCTTAAACCGTCGTGGCCCAAGAATGTCATGCCTATCATATCCGTAATCTGATGCGATGTGGTCAATGATGGTCAGGTTTCTTTCGCGGGGTGTCATTGTGTTTCCTTTGTGGCGAAGCTGGGCCTCTGGTGGTTGGGGGCCGAAGCCCCCGTTGGGTTAGATGCTTACTACTTCGACTGTGAAGGCCTTGGCTTGTTCGTCACGAACCAGTTGGTCAGCGGCATACCAATCTTTCCAGTTACGAAAACCATGCTCACGGGCAATTTTGTTAAATACGATGATAGCAGCCGCATAATTGCTTGGCTTGTCAACGTGCTGACCGTGGGCGAAATATGTGCGGATGTTGCCAGTTCCTGTTTTAAGAGCCTTGGCAGTGTCCATCGAATGTCCCGACATCATAACCTTGCCGTCAGCTTTGCGGATGATGGCCCAAGCAGCGGTAACTTCGCGCTTGCCCTTGTAAGTGTCGGTGTGGCCGTTTGAAAAAGTAGCTGTGATAGTCATGGTCGTTTCCTTATGTGGCGGGGCGCTGCCCCTTGTTGATGCCCCCTTATATGAGCGTCGGCTTATCCTGTCAACACCTTTTTTCATAAAATAAAACTTTTTTTATATATGACAAAGCCTCTTGACATTGTGTTTCGAACCTGCTATAAGGGCTTTGTCAGCAGCACAAAGCTGTTGATGGGGCTTGGCCCCGCTCTTTGACAATTTGGAGATTGATATGACTTTGAAAGACCTACGCGCACGGGCTGCGTCCATTGGCATCCGCATTGAAGCTGAACGCTTTGACGTTCCAGTGGGCGGCAACTTCTGGGGCTATTGGCTCATTGATGAAAAGACCAATGAAGGCGTCTGGGATGATGAAAATTATTGTTCCGACCATCAGGAGTTGAGCGAAGCGTTACGGAAGCTTGAATTTGAACGTGGCGTTAGATGCAAGGCAATGATGCCCTTCTGACAAAGATGGCCCCGCCTTGATTGGTGGGGCCATTCCTGTTTCAGCTATCCTCTTTGATAAAAACACCGTCCACCATGCGGCCTTTGCGGTCTTTGATTTGATGCCATGCGTGAACGACGCATTCTTCAATTTCCAAATCCTTTTGCGCTGCCAAGATGGTCAGCACGACAAAGGCATCACCAATGCTGTCCATGAATTGCTCATCCTTGCCCTTGGCAATGGCTTCAGCAAGTTCGCCTATCTCCTCAATCAGCTTAACGAATTGCGCTTGCACCGTGCTGCCTTTAATAAGGTTGCGGTCTTCTGCCCATTGGCGAATTGAGTTTCCGTAAATCATTAATTTATTCCTTCTTTGGTTTTCAGTGATTGCGTCAATTCAGCCTTCAGTTCTGCCAAATCTTCTGCGGTTATGTATTCAGGTTCATGCTTGGCGATGCGCGGCGCATTGAAGTTATCGACCTGTGCCTGTGCATGGCGCAGTGCCTCCTTTGACCATCGCACTGCTTCAGGCTCAAAATTACAGATGAACGGAACAATCTTTGCGGGATGGTCACAGGTGCGACGGGCTTGCTCACAGGCACGGCGCAATATCTGCAATGGGATGTCGCTGATGGTCATGATGGCAGCTTTATACCAAGCTGTCCGTTCCGCCTCCTGCATACCCGATGGAGCGCACAGCATCAGGCATGGTGCTAATAGTGTTATGATTTCCTGTGGTGTCGCTTGCCGATATTTGTCCTGCGCTGCTTTCAAAGCTTCCAGTGCCGCCTGATATTTCGTGCAATGCTTGTCTGGCTGCACGTTCTGATGTTCCAATATCGTTGAATTGTCCCTTGGATAGTTTGCCATTTCGTTGTTCCTTTACCCATTCTGATTTGAAACCCTGCCATCCCCGTTCAATGGCCTCCGTGATTGCGGCTTCCAACGTCCACCCTGCCAACGCAGCCTCACGCTGGATGCCCTTCAATGCGGTTTCAGTGAAAGCCGCTTTCCGATGGTTCTTCCAATCCTTCCAAAGCTGGTCACAAAATCCATCAGGTTTAGAAGCGGAAACGCTCCTGCGTTTTGCTATTAATACGTTAGTATTAATCTCTGTATCTGTATCTGTATCTGTCTCTTGGCCCGTTACTGAAACGTTACATTCCCGTTTCACAGCGTTACGTTGTTGTTTTTCCCTGTATTTTTTCACCCTGTTTGTGCTGTTGTCGCTTTTGTATTGCAGTTCATCCCAAGCAACTGGTGACAGGTTTTCATCAACCAAATCTACCTCTTGCAAGCGCCTTCCAATCTCATCCAGTTCGCGTAACTGGACGCCCAATTTAACAGCAATTTTGCGGGAGCGAAGATTATCGTTTGGCGTGTCAATCAGGCCATCAGCCTTCAAGCAACACAGTGCGACAAAGTGCCAGCGGTCTTCAAAAGCCAACAAGCGCAGCTTTTCGTCATCAACTATTCGGTGGTATAGTCGGAACCATTGCAATCCGCTCATAACGCAAAGCCTTGCGCTATGGTTCTGTGGCGTGTATAATTCTTCATATGCGGTGCTACCTCCCTTGGTTAAGCATTGCGGCCAGCGAAAATTGTTTCCCCTTTTTTCGCTGGCCCCCCTCTTACATCAATATCAGCCTTTTATAAAGCTACTTTGTTTGCCGAAAGTCGATTGTGGGGAACAGGGCTTTGAATATAGCTTTCCGTAACGTAAAGTCAGGCGTTACCATTCCCTTCACATCCTCAACGCATTCTTGACCGCCTTCCGTGTAGGCAAAGTCAGGCTTATAACCAACGCGCCGCCCGTTATCGTGCTTCACCTGACTGCCGTTGATGACGAACCAAAACTGCGGGTGGATGACCAAATCGCCAATTACACCCGCAGCCCATAAAACGTGCAGTTCATCACATCGCGCTGCTTCACGCTTGCTGTCGTGCTTGTGGCAATGGGCGCAATACGCTTTCTTGGCGTTGAATTTTGACCGACGGTTAAACAGCGCCATTGGTCTTGGCTGCAATCAATTCTTCCAATGCCTGTTCAACAGCCAGATATGCTTCCAACATTGGGGTAGCTCTTTGGCACTTCCAGTTGCTTAATGTGACCCGACTAAGGCCAGCAGCAGCGGCAAGTTTCCCAGCGGTGATTTGATGTTCCGCAGCGCGTCCATAGATACGCATTACGGCTTGATGGCTTAACGTCATGTGGTGTTCCTTTTCGTTAGATACAACGCGCCTATAAAAAAATGCTTTACATATGTAAATGCCTCTTTTAGAAAAAGCCAAAGGGGAAAGCATTATGAACATTGAAACTTGCACAATTTGCGGCTTTGAGTTGACGCCAACTTTCTGCTGCCCAGCTTGCGATGCGGCTGACGCAATCGTTGAAGCTGGCGGTTGTCACCCAAATTTCAAAGAAGCGTTGGCGGAAAAAATCGGCAAGATTCTCGCTGACAATGATTGGCATACGCTCATCAACGTCCGCAAAGTTTATCCACGATTTTATTAAGGGGAAGAAAATGAGTGAAGATAAAATATGCGCTGCATATGTTGCAGCATTTGCTGAATTGGAGGCGGCAACAAAGACTGCCAGCAATCCGCATTTTAAATCCAAATATGCTGACTTGCCTACAGTGATTGACGCAATCAAGCCGCACCTTGCCAAGCATGGCCTTGCATTCATGCAGATGCCAAAACCAAGCGACGGCGGCATATCAATCGAAACCATCCTAATACACAGCAGCGGCGATAAGCTTTCGATGGGCGTATTGTTTGTGCCAGCCAATAGGCAGGACGCACATGGTTATGGGTCGGCCCTAACTTATGCGCGGCGCTACGCACTGCAAACTTGCTTTGGTCTGCCCACAGAAGATGATGACGGCAACGCAGCGGTTAAATCGCAACAGCCAGCGCCAGCAAAGCCCATCACGCTGGAACAACTTTCGTTGCTGCAAGACCTTATCGACCGCACAGGCACTGACGCAACTGTCATGGCAGCGCATTACAAAGTGCCAGCAATCGCAATGCTTCCATCTACTGCATTCGAAACAGCAAAGGCGGCATTAGAGCGGAAGGTGCAAAATGCGGGTTGATGTCGAACAGCGCAGTGAAGATTGGTATACTGCACGATGCGGTTCGCTGGGGGCGTCACAGGTTGCTGACGCCTTATCCCGCACTAAAAGCGGATACAGCGCCACCAGAACCAATTTGCGGGTCAAGCTGGCGCTGGAAAGGCTGACGGGCAAGCAAGCGGGTGGTTTTGTCAGTGCGGCAATGCAGCATGGCATCGACACCGAAGCTGAAGCCAAAATAGCCTATTCGTTTGAACAGAACGTCACGGTTACGGAAACGGGCTTGGTCAGGCATTCAAGCATCCCGTGGACGCACTGTTCGCCCGATGGTCTTGTTGGCGATGAAGGACTTGTCGAAATCAAGTGCCGTCAGCCAGCAGGACATCTTGAAACGCTAACGACTGGCGAAATACCATCGCAGTATGTGACGCAAATCAACTGGCAGCTTGCTTGTATGCCAGAACGCCAGTGGGTTGATTACGTTTGTTACAACCCAGACTTTCCCGAAGACCTCAAACTTTTTATCAAAAGGCACTATCGCAATGACGAACAAATTTTGGAATTGGAGCAATCTGTTTGCGAATTTCTCGCAGAAGTCGAAGCCGACCTCGCAGCCATCGACGGCATTAGAGCAAGGGTTAAAAATGGCTAAATTGTCAGCGAATAAGCAAGGCCCAGAATGGCAAGCGGCTGCATATCAGGCTTATGTTGAACACGCCAAACGCCACAGGTTCTTTACCACCGAAGATGTGCGGAAGTCAGCAAAGAACGTCCCTGCGGCCTCAAACAACAGCGCATGGGGGCATATTGCAAAGACAGCCAGCAAGAATGGCATCATGGTTGAGTTTGAAACCATGCGGTCAAAAAGCGCCTCCACGCACGGGCGACACATCATCATCTGGCAATCGACGTTGATGTCATGATGTTACCGCGCAAGATACCAAAAGAGCCAAAGCGCCAAAGCAGGTGGAAGTCGCCAGCGCATTGCAATTTTGTCAGGGGCCACGCCTGTTCCATATGCGACAGCATGGCAGGGATTGAAGTTGCCCATATCCGCTACGGAAGCGGCGCTGGCATGGGTCAGAAGCCGCACGACTGGTTTACTGTCAGCCTGTGCAAGCAATGCCATACGAACCAGCACAGCGTCGGTGAACGCACGTTCTGGGCAAACTATAACATCAACCCGTTCGCGTTGGCTGAAGCGTTTGCAAAGGCCAGCCCAAAGGCGGCTGAAATAGCTGCAAAGAAGCGGGAATTGGGGTTATGACGCAGACAGTTATTTTGCGGGGCCAATTGCAGCGCGAATTAGCAAAGCAGTTAATTGATAAAGCGCCCGTCGATGGTGTTGTATCAATCAGCGCAGCCAAGCGGTCAGATGACCAAAACGCAAAGATGTGGGCCATGCTATCGGATATAAGCCGAGCCAAGCCAGAAGGCAGGGCGCATATACCTGAAGTGTGGAAGTGCATCTTTATGGCTGCACTGGGCCACGAAACAAAGTTTGAAATGGGTTTGGACAACCAGCCCTTTCCAATAGGGTTTAGAACATCAAAGCTAACCAAGGCCCAGATGTCCGACCTGATAGAATTTATCTACGCATACGGCGCAAAGAACAACGTAAAATGGAGTGAAAAATATGAGTGAGCCGCACAGCGAACAGCTTCGCCTTTTGATTGAGCGTATTGAACGCCTGAACGAAGAAAAGAAGGGCATTCAGGATGACATACGCGATGTTTACAATGAAGCCAAAGCGCATGGTTACGACACCAAAATTGTCCGCGCTGTCATCCGCCTTCGTGCGATGGGCGATAATGACCGCCAAGAATATCAGGCTGTGCTTGATACATACATGACCGCCCTTGGTCTTTGAAAGGTAAGATTATGTCATCATTGAATAAAGTAAGTTTGCTAGGTTCACTTGGCGCAGACCCAGAAATAAAATCGTTCCAGAATGGTGGTCGCGTTTGCAATTTGCGGCTGGCAACATCTGAACGCTGGAAAGACAAAAGCACGGGTGAGCAGAAAGAAACGACCGAATGGCACAGCGTGTCTATCTTTAGCGATGGGTTGGTCGGCGTTGCAGAGCGTTTTCTGACCAAGGGCAGCAAGGTTTATATCGAAGGCCAGCTAAAGACCCGCAAATGGCAGGACGCCAGCGGAAACGACAAATACAGCACGGAGATTGTGTTGAACGGCCCGAAGGCGGCGCTGATTTTGCTAGGCAGCAAAGGTGAAGCAAAGCCATTGGATGCGTCTGTTGACCCATCAAAGGGTGAACATAACACTTGGGACAATGACCTTGACGATGACGTTCCGTTCTAAGGATTGCACCATGAAAAAAATCACAATCAAAGAAGTCGTTGACCAGTGCAGGATTTACACTTGCGATAAAAAGGTGGCGGCGGTGCTCAACTGCCCCGTCACTTTGGTCGAAGCCTGTAGGCCGATGATTTACAGTCGTGGGCATAGGCGCGATGATTTAGGGATAAACGAAGATACTGGTAAGCATTGCCAAGCGACGTTGCGTTATAAAAATGAAGCTGAAAGCATCAAGATTGCAAGCCAAAGCCTTCTTATCAAGCAACTGGAAACAGGGCATCATTGGCTAAATAGGGAAAGATTTTTTGCCGCAGTTTCAAAGCTAAACCCAGATTTTGGGCTTTTATAACGCGATAATTGAAAAAAGGGCTTTACATATATATCAGGCGACTTTACAGGGGTGGACAGGGGCAAATGCTCCGCCATCTAAGGAGTTTTGATTATGACCATTCGTGAAATTATCCAATCGCAGCCATTGAGCGAAATCATCAGTGGCATTGCAATGGTAATTGTTTTGCCCATCCTGTTTGTCGCATTGATGGTGGTGCTGCCATGAAGAAATCTCTTACAGTTGAAGAACGCCGTGAGTTTTATAAGGGGGTTACTGAAGCCCTGTGGGAACGCATAAAAAGAGAAGGCTTAGATGCTGATATAAATGTTCCACATCCCGACGATTACGATGGCGGACGCTTTGATTTTTACACAACACGGGGAATTTCAAAATGACGCAGCAAAGCACGACTTCTAAATTAACCATCCGCACTGCCGCCCCAATGGGCCTAAATCATCGTGTCAGCCCTCAATCGGCATGGCCCCTGCGGAATGCGGATGGCCTGACGTTTGCAGAAGCAAAACTTGTTAATCAAAAGGGGAAAGTAAAATGAATAATACACGCGAACTAAGAGCATTTCTGGTTGAGCAAATGCAAGGTGTGGCTTCTGGCAAAGTCAACAGCGAGAAGGCTAAATCAATTTCCAACCTGTCTCAGCAGATTTACAACACCATAAATATCGAAGTCAAAATAGCTTTGTCTAAAGCTAAGTTAAATGGTCAGACTTTAGATGCCGTTGACTTCAACTGACTTCACATCCTTACCCGCTGACCTCGTTCGTCACTTAGAAGGCATCATTGAAAGACATGAAAGTAAACAAAGCGATTTGCGTTCATGGCAAGACTTGCTGGATAATGGGACGGATGAGGAAATCATGTGCAAAGCACAGAAGGTTTGCGGAGCAAAAGCGCCTATAACCTTTGCAAGAAATTATAGCGAAGTTATCACAAGCTATGCACGTTCTATTGTGCCAAGTGAATTTTATAATCACCCAAGAAGGCCCGTCATTATGAAAGGCGCTCTTGAGGTAGCATATGTAAAGCACAGGCTATCGGCAGGTGCGTTGTCGCCAAACGGTTACGCATTTGCGGTTTATAATCGCGCACTTCGGATGAGCAAAAAGACACTAACCTGCAAAAATGAAATAAGTGATTTTGTTCATGCAATAGTTTCTAAAATCTCGAAGAAGCATAACGTAAGCTATGTTTTCCAAAACACCTATGCACCGTTCAACCTTTGTGACAGCCGTTCTGGTGACAGGCTGGTTTTAATGAAAGGCCGTTGGGTATTTTTGCCATACGAACAATTTAAAAACGTAGAGATGTTCCAGAACATAATACGAAAAACAGAAAAGCTTGAAGACCGCCTTGCATTATTAAAGATAGCAAGAAAGCGTGAGCGTTTAGCAAAGGAATAAAGCAAATGACAGACATTGAAGCAAAAGCCTTGGCGCTGCTGAATGAGGTGCGCCGCGAATATCCAATCGGCACTGAATACACTGCGCGCCACATTGCACTATGCCGCGCCATCGAACAGCACGAAGCCTTTAAGCAAGAGGTGAGCGATATAGCGTCAGCTTATAATAAAATGGCATTTACTGTCAGTGAAATGGAACCACATCTATCAAATTATCGGGTTATTATTGGATTTGACAAAAGTGCGGATGCTTCCATGTGCCATGACCGTTTGTTGTCGCTATTGGATTTTCTCAATCCCAAGCCCAAGCCTGACCCGCTGGTGGATGTGGCGAAAAGCTTAGGCGTTCATAAACCCGCCGCGCAACATTGGGCTGGCGATGTTCGCGCCGCACTGGACGCCCTTGGCTTTGAGATACGGGAGAAGGGTCAGTGACCGCAGACAACTGGCTTTTCATATTGGTCATGGGGGTGGTTATTCTTACCGCCTATCTTACCGCGACAGCGCCAAAGATAACAGAGCAAGAACGCAAAGAAATGGAAGACGAATGGTGGGGGTAAACCCCGCCACCCGAAAGTGACGGGATTTTATCAAGTCAACCGTTGATAATTTGCAACAGGCCAGCAGCAGTTGCGGCTATAAACGCCAGCGCAGCAGCAACCGTGGTTTTCCAGCCCAGCTTCTTTTCAGCAACATCTTCCATAGGAAGCAGCTTGCCAGTGGCTTTCTTGATGATGGCTTTTTCGGCTTCTTTCTTCAAAGCCTTGCCAGCTTCTTTTTGCAGCTTGCTTTTAATATCCATGTTCATTCTCCTATAACCAAGTTGCGTATTTCTTGGTCTTCAGTTTGCGGTCATCAAGGCCATGTGTTCCACCATTGATGCGCTTTGTGAGGGCAAGGATTGCAGCATCATTGATGCCTTGGTCGCAGATGCTCCACAACTTGTTTGCGTCAAAGAACCACAATGCGCTTTCAAAGCCCAGTTCTGTAGCCACAAGGTCTGGATTGTCCAAAATCTCCTGTTCGCGCCCGATATACTTACCGAATGCGCGATAGTTGTTCTTGCCCGTCAATTGGAGGGGGCCGCGCCCACGGTATTTCCAGCCATCGCCTGACGCTTCGTCGCCGTTGCCCATGCGATTTGCATAAACGCGATTGGCAATCTTTTGTGGCTGACGCTCATAAGCACGGGCCAAAGCATCCGTGGGAAAATACTTCCCAAAGATGCCGCGCAGACCCTTTGCGCCGTAGTTCAGGTTCTCACTGAACGCTTTAAAATTGCCGCTTTCATGCGCTGTTTGGGCGAAGAAGTGCGCGGCACGGTTCTTGTTCAGCTTGAAGTGGTCGCAAGCTTTTTTCAGTGTTGATGGGCCGAACGCACCATCTGGGTGACATCCGCATTTACTTTGAAGGTTCATCAAGCTCATTTGCCAGCACTCCGCCAATCAGGGAAATCAAGTTCATCGACTACGCCGTCACCGTTGGCATCATAGCGCAAGTCACCGCGATACTTTTCCCACGGTTCCATGTCATCGTCATCGTCATCGTCATCGAATGATGGTTCATCAGCAATTGCACTGGTCGCAGCATCTTTAATAATTGTTGCTGGTGCAACCATATCAGGCGTAAGCGGTAGCGGGTCTGGTTCAGGCGCTACAGGGGCCATAGGCTCTGGTTCTGGGTCGTTGCGGTCTTCTGGGGGTGGTGGAACCAACTCGCCCTTCATGCCCATCAGGGTGGCGTAGGAGCCAGCCACAGCGCCAACAACCGAAGTCATGACGTATGACAGCAAGCCGAATACGTCTTTGTTGTCGATAACCTCATTTGATATGAATAGGCCAACAATCATCGCGCAAGTGATGGCAACAATGACAAACGCCATCGTTTTTGCAGCCAGCAGCAAGGCTTTAATCCGCGCCTCTAGTAATTTATCGTCCATCCTTAGTCCTTTCCTGCCAGCGGATTTGCCAGCGTCTTTTGGATACGTTCGTTAGTTTCCGCTTCCAACTGTTTGATACGACGCTGCTGTTCTTGGTCTTGCTGCCGCAATTGGTCAATTACCGCACGTTGCATTGCCATATTTTGAGCATCGCTGCTCCTAACGCTGCTTGAAACAGCATCAACCGTCTGGCGTGTCCCACTGACGCTGCTGGAGATGCTACCAGTTAAATAGTTAAGGGCTTCGCTATTGCCCTTGGTCAAACGCTCAACGCTTGTGACCCGCTCATCAATAACCGAAATGCGGGTTTCAATGCCAGACAAGTCAGGCGGCACATAAGCGGCGGTCACTTCCTGCATCGTCAGGAATTGCTGATACACTTGGAAGCCAGCCCACAGGCCACCAAGGATTGTTGAGAATGCAGCAAAGATAATGGCAATCTTGCCGCTGCTTAGGCCACCAATGTTGAAGCTAAAGCCGCTTTCGTCAAAGGATACCTTGGGTTCTTCTTTTTCGTCATTTGTATTGGGCATCGACAATCTCCCGCCATTTGGCGTCATTAGTTTGGGTCATCCGATACATCTCAAAGTTCGCGTCACGCAGTCTTCTGTTGCGGTATATATCACGAATGGCGTAAAAGTCAGCCCTGTCAGATAACGCTACTTGTCGGTAGGCATTGAAGGCGGGAACAGAACCCATTTCAGCGATGGTATCCGATTGCCCTTCCGCCATTTCGCTTTCTGATTTTTCAGATGATGCGCTTGCAGCCACGGGCGCTGCATTGCTTCCGCCACCAGCATTGTTCAGGATTTCAAACGTGGTGGTCATTGAAACAGGGCCACCAGCGGAAATGGCAGCATCAAGTGGCGAAGAACCAACGCCACCATTATTTCCGCCACCGCCACCAACACCAGCACCGCCTGAACCAAAATCAACACGCATTTGGAAGCTGCCAAAGCCTTGTGACGATTGGGCGCTGTTTTCAAACGCCGATGATTGGCTGGATTGTGCAGCATCGCCAAAGGATGCGTCTTGCATACCCCCTGCGCCTTCTTCAATCGCCGTAGCAAGCTGATTTGATGCTTCCTGCTCTAATTCACCAGAAGATGCACCTTGTCCTTCTAAATCGCTTTCTGTGCCGTCTGCGGCAAGCGCAGCGACTTCATCAGGGGATAGCCGTTCTTCATCAGAACCAAGGTCTTCCAAATCCCGTTCTGCGACCAATTCTTCGATGGCATCATCTTCGACAATATCATCTGTTTCAATCGCAGCGTCAGCTTCAACAGATGCTTCTGCTGTTTCCAATGCCTCTTGCGCGGTTTCAAGCACCTGTTCGATGTCGGCAACATCTTCAATCTGCACTTCTTCTTGGGTTTCTTCCATTGCCGCTTGTTCGACAGAAGCCACAGCAGCTTCAAGCGCACTTTCAGCCGCACTTTCAGTCGGGTCAGGTGCGCCCACATCAATAGCTATTGATATTGGTGGGCAGGATGGGTGCATAGGCGTTGCATTGCAGTCTATTGCCACTTCATCAGGGATTGGCGCACCATATGTTAAAAGGCCAGATTGGTTTTGCAGGTATTGAGGATTGCGCCCGTAGAAAAGCGAAATATTGTCATCCGCTTCAGGGCCAGTGATGCCAGCCGTAAAGTCCCGCCCACCCGATGCAGACAAAGACCCGTAGTTGAATTGGATATTACCGTTGCTGAACAGCCCTATTTCAAACGTATTTTGATTGTTTGTGCCGTATTCTTGGACGCCATACCAACCAAAGAGCGCAACCCCATCAGTTACGCGATAGTAGGGGTTGCCAGTGAAGCTGATTAGGTCAGACCAGTATGCGTAAATAGTGTTGCGCTGCGCCTGTTCGAGAGGCTGACCATTGCAGCAAAGGTTCGCCGCGCTTTGAAACGATACGAAGCCATTGCTGGACACCCAAACGTCGGTGAAGGTCTGGCCCCAATATTCAAACTCAAAGCCAAGGGACACCTGTCGCGTGTTGTCGTCGCCCAGATTAAGTGGCGTCATCGTTGTCGGAGCACCAAGGATTTGCGGCGCAATAAGCGCAGGTTCGTAGGTCTGCGCGAAAACGGGTGTAGCGCAAGCCAGCAGAATAACCTGCAAAACGTATGTCTTATTTTTCAACAGGGCGAAGCTCGACGTTCTCTGTCCACGCAGCGCGGGCTTCATCGCCAATCAATCCCAAGAATGGGCAGGGTGTTCCGGCCATCTCCATTGCCCTAAAGACGCGAAAGTCTTGGCATAGAAGGCTAACAGCGGCGACACGCATACCCATATCATACAGGGTCTTGGACAGCTTCATCCGTTCGCAGTTTTGGTCGCGCACAGTGCGGCCAGCCGACAAGCCAATGATTTGTGTCTGCACAGCGCCTGATTGCCCAGTGGTGCAAAGGTCTTGGCTGTAGGACATCATCGACGGCGCAATGGCGCTCGGCGGTGGCGATTTGATGTTCTGGTCGATTACCTGACGATTAACGCTTTCGCTGTAGCTCTTGCTGTCGCTGACGTTGACGTTGTTGTTCTGGTTGACGTTATTGTTGTTGTTGTTGCTGTTCGTCGTTTGGTTAATCGTGCTGGTGTCGTTGCTGGTGTTGTTTGTGTTGACGGTGCTGTTGTTGTTGCTGTTGCTGTTGACCGTCTGATTGATGGTGCTGTTGCTGACATCCGTATTGAAATTGCGGTTTGTGTTATCGGATGTGCTGGTTGAAGTGTTCTGGTTTATGTTTGTTATCGTGCCAGACATAATGTTGTGGTTGACATTGGTCATCGTCCCAGAGTTTTGGTTGATGTTCGTGTTGGTCGATGTGCTGACATTATTGTTGGTGTTCGTGCTGGCCGAAGTGCTGGTGTTCACGTTATTGTTGGTGTTCGTCGATGTGCTGGTCGAAGTGTTGTTATTGTTGTTCGTGTTTGTGCTGGTGGACGTATTAGTGTTGGTATTGGTGCTGTTGGTTGTCGTGTCATAGACGTATGACGTTGGCGCTGTGGATGTGGTTTGTGCCAACACCATAGACGATGACGCAGTTACAGCGATAAAACCCAACACAAATTGTTTCATGGTCGGTCAGCCTTGTTGTCCAGTTTGTCTTCAATGCGGCGAAGGTGCATCATTACTTCGTCAAACTTCTTATCAATGGCTTGAAACTTTTCGTCACCAAAGCCCAGTCGCGCTTCAAGCAGCGTCAGTTTATTGGTCAGATTGACCCAAACAGTAATCAACGCCCCAATAAAGCTTAGGGCGGTGATAACAAAGCCAAGGATGGTGAAAAGGGTGGTGGTGTCCATTATTCAGGCTTTGTGGGCCAAGTAAAGCTAAACGGAAAGCCTGATTGCTCGGACACATCCCGTAGCTGCTGGCGATATGCAGCCCAATCAGCGGCATTGACTTGTGCGTCAGGCAATTGCGTCCAATCGCAATTTACCAGCAATTGATTGCGATTGTTCCGCTCTACTTGGCAAAGTCCTTCATAACGGGCGCTGGCTTCTTCTGGTGACGCATCTGTGACGCTCCATTCATCCACCCATGCGCCATTGACATTTTTGGGAGTGCCATTTGCCACGTTTTTGGTGTAATCTACAGCGGGGTAAGGCGCTTGCGTCACCAAGACATAGCCTTCTGGCGGAACAAACTCTAACGGGAAGCTGACGTTAGGAAAGCGCAGTCGGATGTCTCCTTCATAAAGAGGATATTCTTCAACCGAGCCGTTTTCAATTCGAGCATAAATCATGATAATGTCACCACTGTGTTTGTTTCTGTTGTTGCTACTAAAGTGTTTGTAGTTGAAGAACCACCTAAAGGATTTTCTGATAGAGTGATATTACCACCAGATTGACCTGTTATATCGACAAGAAATGTTGTTGTATTCACTGCCGCAGAATGCGATGCGTAAGTTATGTTGCCGTAGGTTCCAATTAAAGAACCATCAGAAGGTAACTTAGCTACAATCATTGGGCTTCTATTTCCGGTCGCAAAGCCATTTATTCCAAGATAAATGTTTCCAATAGTATCAAGTGAAATGTTATATGCGGATAAATTCGAATACCCAGAAATGGTCAAGCGCCGCTGCCATAGCACTGTCCCGCTGATGTTTAATTTGGCAATAAATACACCATCAGCGTAGCTACCTGAAAACGTTGAGCCAGCGACTATTATGTTACCAACACTATCAACAACCACTTGGTTCAACTGACAGCCTGCAAAACTTCTAGTCCAGTAAATACCAGAGCTTAAAAATCCTGATTGTAAAACATATCCGCCCCATCCACTTCCGTTTCGGCCAACAATATATGTATTGTAATTGGCATCAAAAGCACAGTCATGCGCTCTATTAAAAGTCCACCCCAAAGCAGGGTCAACATTCCAAACTTGAGGCGTATAATAACCTGCCCCATTCCAAGTTATTCGGAATATAGCATTATCTTGCAAGCCACCAACACTGCCGATAGAAATACCCCATGTTCCGTTGAAAGATAAAGATAAACCTTTCAGAAACGCATAATAACCACTCGCTTCTTGCACAACATATGTGGTAACTTCAACGCCAGCAGATTGGCTTTCAATTCTTACGAAATGAGTTGGGCCTGAATTCACGGAATATAGAAAGCCACCCGAATTTAAAGCACTAAATCCTCCGTAAGGCTGAATTGAATAATTTCTATCCCACAATTTTGTGCCAGAGGGGTCAAGTTTAAACGAACCCCAAAGAGTTGAAGCATCGCTGGCCGCATATTTATAGCGATAATAAATATTGCCAGACGCATCAACGGCGATTGTTTTTCCTTGGCTCCGTCCGCCACCAGTTGTCGGGTCTTTATACCAAAACCTGAAAGATGACGGCTTATATTGCCATTCAATAGTTCCCGTTTTTGTAAATTTTACTATTCGGCCAAGATTGGAGTCATAATTAGGTGCTCCCATAACATAAACATTTAAGTTAGCATCAACAGCAACTCCATCTGTGTTAATCTGATAGTTGTCTACGTCACCTCCGTAGAATGACAACCAAAATGGGCCTCCGTTATCGACACCGCTACTTAGAAGAATGCGCTCAAACATTATTTGCTATCCTTCATAAGCTGGACACCACGCCAAGTGGTTCCACCGTCATCCGTAATGAAGCCTAAGACATCGACGCCGCTTGCAACCAGCGTTGGAGCAGTCCCACTAGGCCATTTTGTGCCAGACATCCAAGTCTGCGTTCCAGCGCCACCATTGGTCAATTCAAGAATGAAGCTATAAGCACGGGTTGCTGGGATGTTAATTGTTGTCCAAGTCAATGAGCCAGATGCTGTCTTGATGAAATAGTTACCTACAGAGCAATCAATAGCACTTGCTGCGACAGTTGTAATATTACTGCGAACCGAACCAAGGGCATCAAGCGTTGCAGTTGTAGCAGTTCCCGTAAAAGTCGGGGAAGCAAGAGGCGCTTTAGCATTTAGCTGCGTCTGAATGGCGCTTGTGACGTTGTCCAAATACCCAATTTCAGTTGCGCTGACGTTGCCAATGCTTGTGGTCGATGGCAGAACAACGGTTCCTGTGAAGGACGGGGCGTCAATCGGCGCATAGGCCGAGAGGCTTGGGCCTTGCTTAATTAGCTTGCCAGTTGTGCCGTCAAACAACGCCACATTTCCGTCTGTTGCAGATGCTGGGCCTTCAACATAGGCGGAAGCTGGCAAATAAGCCGCCTCCCATGCGCTTCCTGTATAGACGCGCATTTGGTTTGATGTGGTGTTAAAATAAAGCGCACCTGTCAAAAGCGCACCACCATCATTATCAACGCTTGGATTGCTGCTCTTTGCACCAAGGTAGCGGTCATCAAAGCTATCGAAACTTGCAGCAGCAGCATTCTGGCTTACCAAGGCAGCAGCAGCAGAGGCAGCAGCGGCAGTTTCTGATGCTGATGCTGCATTCTTGCTTGACAGAGCGGACGCAGCATCAGCATCAGCCGCAGCAGCATCAGCGTCAACAGCAATCGCAAGGGCATCTAGATAATCAGCTTGGTCATTAGCTTGTTCCTGAAAATCAGGCAAAGCGCCCAAAAAGGCATCTGCATCTGCACTGAAAGTCTCAGGCGATTGCGAGCGAGATGGTGGATTAGGAAGCGGGGAAATCTGTGGTGCGGGCATTATACCAATCCTTCAACCTCAATGGAGCAACCTGAGATGCTCGGTGTAGATAGCACTATATTAAATTGTTTGTAAAATCCATAGACCACAGTTTCAGGTCGGTTCTGGTCACCAACAAAAACAGTGGGTGTGGTGCGAATATCAGCAAGCGCCTTCTGAACGGCAGCTACAGCCGATGTTTCAACCGTAACATCATAATCAGCCCGTTTGCTATAAGCACGTTGCACAATGATTGTGTTGCCAAAATCGTCAGTAGATTTGATTGAATAGTCTTGAATGCTGACACTGCTGCCAAAATTGGTAACGCCAAGACTGCGCTGCTTACCAATGACAACCTCACCAACCTTGGCATCTCCAGCACCACCATCAATGACAGCGTTAAGGGTGGCACTACCATATGCAGGAAGGTTTAGAAAAACTATGTCTGGTAAATAGGCTACTTCTTCAAAAAAGTAAGGATACCAGTCAATTATTAACGTGTTGTCTTGTAGGCTTCTGGTTTCAGTATAGACCACCCCTTCAGTTGGGTCGGTCATTGTAAGCGTAATTGAGCTACCAAACAGCCCGAAAAATGCAGCAGAATTGACAATGGCTGCGGGAACAATGTCAACGTCAATCTCAGCGTTTTTAACGGTTTGGGTGCTGATAATCTGGTCAAACATCTTGAAGCGATTAGTTGCCCCAAGGTCTAGCCATGAAGGTGGAGTTGCAACCGCGCCAATGTCAGGACGGGCAGTCGTGCTGCTTACAATCACCTCATAGACACGATGTTCATAGATGCGTTTTGTGCCAAGCGTATAAGTGCCAGCCGTCCAAGCAGGGGCATCTGTCTCAGGGACGTTAGATGCCGTCAGCATGGTCGCCGTGATAGGGACTGGCTGAATAATAATCATTAGCCGACATTCCTTTCAGGGGGTAGACCATCACCATCCCAACGGTTCATTAGGTCATAGCTCTTACCAGTATTTTTGGCGATTTGATACATTGCAACTCTCAATTCATCGCGCATTGCTTTTATTTCTTCAGAAGTCGCGCCGTGATTTAGCATATTGCCTAGCTGGTTGCTATTGTAGATGCGTGATGGGCCTGTTGCTTCAAGCTCAGGGCCATTCTCTCCAACGATGCGAAGGCCACCACTATGCATTCCGCCATTGGCGAATAGTTGCACATTATCATTAAGGCCAAATTCACGGAAACTGCCACCACCTGAACCGCCGCCATAAAAGTTTTGCGGTATAAATTCAGGAAGTATTGGGTTGCGTGAACCACCAGCAGGGCCAAAACCGCCGTCCATAACGGGGTTTGGAGATACAGTAGGAGGCACGACAGCAACTACAGGGGGAGTAACTGTAGTAACAACAGGGGCAACAACAGGTGGTCTAGCAGCCGCAGCAGCAGCCGCAGCAGCCGCAGCAGCCGCCATAGCAGCTTGAGCTTGCGCCGCTGCCGCTTGTGCAGTGCTTATTGCAGCCATAGCAACTTTTGCCATTTCAGCGCCAGTTTGCTTTGTCACTTGAATTAGGTCTTTAAAACCCCGCTGGTTAATTTCAGCCAGCACAGAGTCGCGCTCTGCTTTTGCCTCATCCAATTCGCGTTGGGCCTGTTCAACGCTCATCACGCTTGCATCAAGAGCAGCAAGAGCATCAATCTGCGCTTGCAGATAAGTTTTCTGCTGTTCTGCGGCAAATGCTGCTTGCTCTGCTGTTTGAAGCTGGCGGATAGCCTCATCAACCGAAAGGGTAGCTTCATTTAGCTGAATAAACTGACCAACCAGTGCAGTAGTCGTGCTCTTTTGCGCTTCAAGTTGTGCAATGGCGTTCTTCTGAATGCTGATAAGATATTCGTTTTGCAGCTTGGCAGTAGCCAGTTGCTGTTCAGCAATGGTGGCTTGTGTGTCGGCTTGGTCAGCGAATGCGTTAGTCTGGGCTTGCAGCGCATAAAGCTGACGCAGCATAGATGTGCGGTCAGTAGCGTTCGCAATAATGCTTTCGCGCAATTGACCACCAACGCCAGTTACTTGGCCCATTGCGGCCCTATCGCCGCCCAATGCCGCTTGCGTTACCTCTGCGAAGCGGCGACGAAGCCCTTCCAAAGATTGTGTTCCATTCCCATTCATGGGGACAATGGTTGCAGCAAATTCGCGCAGCGTTGTTGCGAAATCACGGAATTGGTCAATCGTGTCTTGCAAGATACTGGATTGGCTGGAATATGCGTCTTCAAGCGATTGAATGTTTGCGTTGCGCTTGCCAATTTCTTCATCAATGATAGCAATTTCAGCATCATAGGCTCGGCGCAATGCCGCCTGTGCATCTTCGCGCTTGGCAATGATAACATCAAGGTCAGCCATTTGCGCCCGATAGCTTTCCATCTGACGCTGGCGTTGCGCCCTTACCGCTTCAGAAAGCTGTGCTTCTGCGTTTGCTACATTGGAATTTAGCATATCAACGGCAGCTTGCAGGTCTGCAATGGCGCTTTGCTCTGCTTCACGGGCAGCATTTAAGTCTTGTTGAGCGAAGATTTGGCGCTGGATACTGCGAAGGCTTGCGTCCATTGCCTCCAACTCAAGCTGACGGGTCGCCGCAAGTGCCTCAACCGAACGGCCTTGCGCTTCCATAAGCTGAATTTCCAACTCACGGCGCGGCCTGTTAGCTTCAAATATCGCCTTGGCTTGCTTGATAGCATAAAGTTCTTCAAGCTTGGCGTAGTCAGCAGCCGAAGCGCCAGCTTCTTTGAATATAGTCTTTAGCTTTTCCATCTCGACGGATAGGCTATCAAGGCTTGCGCGAAGCGGGTCGCTTTCGCTCATTAAGTCCTTGAAAACTTGGTCAAACTTAAGAGCCTTGGAAACTTGCTCATTTAGGTCATTGCCTGCACGGATAAGGGTCTGCGCCCCTGCGCTGATACCCGTAACAATGCCTTGCTGGATTGCCAGTTGCGTAACGTATGCAACCGCAGCCGCTTGGTCAGTGCCGAAATTCTTAACGCCTGAACCTTTGGTGCGGCCAGCGCCAGTTGGGTCAACCACAAAGTCCTTGTTACGTTGACCAAGGCTAACCCTTACGTTGCCACCCAATGTGCCGCCAAGCTGTTCTGCCATGCTACCAAGGCCTTTGAGCAAGCCATTAGCCATGTTGTCGGCAATACCTTTAAGCTGTGCGCTGTTACCCGTCAGGGTGCGCTCCATCGCGCCACCAGCAATCTGTGTAAGCGTTGCGCTACCCGTCTTGGTTTTTGTCAGCAATCCACCAACAAGGCCACCAAGCAAGCCGCCAGCTATTGCGCCAAGTGGCCCAGCCAAAGAGCCAAGCGCCTTGCCAAATACCTTGCCGCCGATGTCCTGCAATCCCTTGGTCAAAAATTCCTTGCCAAGCGCACCGCCGATAGCGCCACCAACAGCGCCACCAGCGCCGCCGCCAACCATTTTACCGATTGCAGCATTGGCAAGTATGGTCGAAAGCGAACCACCAAAGTCCTTGAAAACTTCCTGCATATTTTGTGGCAATTCGTCAAAAATTGCCTTCAGGTCATTTTTCAATTCTGGGGCAACAATGGTTGTCTGCTTTCCAAGGTTCTGCAAAAATGAACCAGCGCCACCAAAGAGTTCGTCAGTCATGCTGACAAGGCCTGCAATTGTCTCTTTTAGCTTTTCAGCCTCTTTTTGCTTTAGGTCTAAAGCACTTTGACCATTGATGAGGCGCATTTCAGCGGTGTAATATGCCAGCCAAGCCGCACTGACATTGGTTAGCCCCTTAGCCAATAAGTCAGCTTTGAAAGCTTCTTCCTTCATACGCAGTGCAGCAATTTCACGCGCACGGCCTGTAAGTCCAAGGAGCGCATATTCATCAGCAAGCCCCTTTAGCGTCTTGTCCAACTCCTTGTTTGCGTCGGCACGTTCTTTTGCGCGCATTCCTTCAAGAAGCGCAGCGCCCAATGCCAGTGTTTCTTCTTTCAAGCCGACCTTAGCTGCCGCAGCAGCCTTTTCAGCAATCTCCATTTCTTTCAATTGAATGGTAGTCTTGCCAATAGCCGCAGCTTGCTTTTCCAACGAAACCAAATAATCTTCAGCGGACTTCAGGTCACGTTCAAACTGCTTTTGCTCATCAGACAAGCCAGCCTTCTTAGGCTTACCTTCGTTACGCTTTTCGATAAGCGCAGCAGCCTGTGCCGCCAAACGTGACTTGGTTGCGTCCAATGTGTTTTGTTTAATCTGAAGGCCAATTGCCTTCATGCCAGACAATGCTTCGCTGTAACGGCTGGCATAGGCATCAAAAACAGCAACAGTGGTTCTTGCAGCAGCGCCAGCATTTTCGTTGGCAACCCTGCCCAATTTAACGCTTTCGACCTGTGCAAAAACAGCAGCCAATCCCATTGATGTCAGGACGCCGTTGGCCTTTGTGGTGACATAATTAATGCCATCAAGCACGGTGTTGACCAGCATTTCGACGGATTTGATTGAAAGATTTACCGCTTGAACAAATAGGTCGCCCAAAACTGCGGGAAGGTTTTTCCATACAATCTTGATGGCGTCAAAAGAGCCAGCAAAATACGCATAGATGCCAGCAGTTGCCATGCCAGCACCTTTTAATATTACATCGAAAGCGTTGGTGGCAAATTCGCTTATGGATTGCCAGACCTTATCCAGCCCAAGCCCTTCGCTGATTGTCGCCCATACACCTGACAGCACATCGCCAAAGGTAACATGGACGTTTTCAAGTTCGCGCAATTCCTTTTTGGTTAGGCCAAGGGAATTGGCATAATCTTTAATCTCGCCAGTTTCAGCAACCGCTGACTGAAACTGCTTGAACGCTACATAAGCAGCAGTTGCAGCCGCAGCTATGCCCAATAAAATAGGGTTGGTTACGATTGCCATTGTAGCTGCTGCCACCATTGCACCAAAGGCACGGACAACGCCCATGATGCCAATTTGCGCTTGCG